CAAATGGTGCCACTCACGGGATTGGGCCACCAAACCTGGGGCAGCCTCGAAGAGAAGTTTGTTCTTCATGATGACGCGGACCAGGGCGGACGTATGCATACGGGCCACGAGACTGTGGTCCACAGGGAGTCCGTTGATGGCGCGGGTCTGGTGATCACTCACCTTGGCGGCGGAGCGCGGTTCGTCCTTGTTGTGCTTCACGGCAATTGGGCTGGCCCGCCTACCGGAAACATAACGCTGGTACATCACCTCAGCACGATCCAGAACCGGCTTGGTGAAGGTACGCTTGACCTGGTACAAATCGTCTGGAGGCAGCTCGACTGTCACATGGCGCTTGGTAGCCATGGAGGGGAACCCGGCACTGGTCTTGAAATTCATGCTGTCGATGAACCGTGTGCCCGGGACACCATTTATGGCTGCCTCGACACTGAGGATGGTGGCCGCCTCAGCCTTGTCCTCCTCGCTGAGTCCGGCCATGACCTCGTCGATGTACGCATCAGAACACTCCCGAAGGAGATGCTCATCCGTCAGACGCTCCTGCTGCAGGATGGGAAGAATCTGGTTCCTTCCAACCTGCCAGCCAGACATGGGTGGGGCGAAGTGCTCCTGAGTGTAACCAGCTTGCTCTGCGGCATCTGCAAGTATGGTGCGGGCAACCTTGGACTTCGATGAGGCCCGTGGGATATTTGTCGTGCCATAGTTGTGTATCGTACAATCGTCCTCCACGTACATCAACACACTCTTTGGGTGGTTCGGTCCCACAGTGACGACGCGATACTCACTATCCAACATCGGTGGTGACGGCTCAACAAGGAGGTCTCCAAAGTGGCGGATAGCGTCCTGCACAACATCCTGGGTCAAAGACACTGCTTGACACTTGGTAGCGGGGTGCGTACCAAGGTAGTGAAGGCCGACGATGAGGGGACCTTGGCGACTGTACTGCACGACAGGGGTCCCACAGTGACCCACGGCGTTGGGTGTCTCGTACCCCCACACGCGCATGGGCCGGCCATCAGGAACAGTG